CAGGTCTTGTTTTACGTTACGGCTAAGGTCGGATATAGGCAGAGACTTTTCTTGTATTGTCCTGCCAAGGCTTCTCAAACCATCATCACTCAAAAACAGCAAATCAGTGCCAATACTAATGACTGTCTTGCGGTCAATGCAGCCTACGCCTGATACCGTATCGCTAATTGCCATACTTGCGGGGCTATCTGCACCTGAGTAGACAATAATGCTGTGTTCACCAAAGACTACAAGAAAGTCATTATGTGCAGCCAAAGCGACAATCTTGTCAGCCCCATCGGGCCATGCCTTGGATACGTCGATGTTACCGCTAGAACCACCCGTAAAAGCATTGCCATCTAATAAATCAGACCAGTAAATAATTGTGTCATTAGTAGCATTGCCAGCAATAAACAGCCTACCAAATGCAGCAAGCACCTCATTGGCTTTGAAAGTAGCGTTAGTAGCCCCGCCGTTAGCCACCGTAAATGTTCTTAGCCCGTTGCTATTGTCGTGTACTAACGGGTCAAAGCCTCTCTGGAAGAAATAAGCCTTGTCATTAAAGTTTACGATCTTCCAATCATTGGCGGTAATTGTGTATGAGCCGGGGGTCACATCTGTCAGCGTAGTCGTGCCGCTCATTATCTTGTTATTACCAGTGCTGAATATCGTTTCGTTACCAGCACTGTCGTAGAACTCATGGATGTTGTGGATATGGTCTGCACCCAACGCAGTCTTGTTGGTGGTCAGGACGTTATTACCCTTACGGGACGCCAATCTGCCTTGTCGATCAATAATCGCGTTATCTGCAATTTCTGCGAATGACGTA